TGTGCACCCTCATCATAGCCTGCATGTAGCCAGTGTGTGCCAAGTACACGTATGCACATACATACACACACCCCATACCCACCCCCCCTGCATACCCTTATTCACATAAGTACCACTTAGTATAAGGCGAAACAGATATTCTAAATACCTTATTAAAATAATCCCTTACCCCCCACCCCTTTTCCTTTAAGTACTGCCCTTTGTTTATTACAATACTTTCTTTAAATACCAATCTTTAATTCTATTATAGAACAGGTTGTCTGGCAGTGCTTCAATGCTTAATCCTTCTAGGTTCGGTAAGTGTTTCTTTTTGTCGAATGCTGTATCGCAGCAATAGTGGGTATTGTAGTGTTCTTCTTCTAGGTTATTTATATTAGGAAAATAGCAATTGTTTGTTGCGGTCATTTTAATATTAAGATTTGAGCAGGCTATTTGAAAAGAATACATGCCGGCCCACCATTGAATATATGGGTCTGGGTTTTGGTCATAGACTTTGATGTGGTTGTCTATCCAGGTTTGTAATATTAATTTAAATGTTTTTGCTTTGCCGACTATTGGGACGAATCCTCCGTTGTAGGCAGATGGGATAATAAGATGCTTAGAGATAATATGCTTGTTGTCGCTTAGGCTTTTTAGATGCCAATCTTCATAGAGAGTATTAACTAAGAACTCGTTGTCTTGCGGCATTTGTTCTGGGGCTTGTCTAATGTGAAACATGTCACAGTCTAGTAGTTCTATTATCTGGTCGTCGGCATAGTTGTGCAGTATTTGTTGTAGGCCTATTTGGATATTAAGAGGCACTAAGCCACCTTGTTTGGGGCGGGTTGGATAAAAGTGATGCCAGTCTTTGGCAATGGTATGAGGAATGCCTATGTTCCAGTTAGGGTGTGTTTCTTCTTGTAATATTATTATTGCATGAGCTTTTTGTGCGGCCAAGTCACCATAGATGTGTTGGTGGTTGTCCCAAAACAAATCAAGCTGCATCTTGTGGGATGGGATATTAGCAGCTATCGGTATTGATATCATTTTCAAATTCCTTCCAGTACCAGGCATTAAGCAACTCTACGTCATATATAAACCACTCTGGGTGTTCGTTATCCCACAAGTTGTGTTCTGGTTCTAATTCAAACATGCCAAATCCTTTCAGGCATATAAAAGAAAAGACCTAGAGGAATGGAAACCTCTAAGCCTTTTCAATACGGAGCCCTAAGTTGTCCCCAACCTAGAAACAGTTACTATTAAGTATATCTCACGATAGTATGTAACCCTAAGTTCTACCCTAAGGTCTCCTAGGACCTTCCTACGAGGCTTATAGTGTAGCATACCTTAGAGCCCAATGCAAATCAAATCTATAATAAACCCATTGATTGTTTATATTTACTAGATAGTTCTAGCATGTGTTTTTTATTTCTATGGGCCATTCTTCCTTTAGAGCTTGCATCTTGCATATTAGCTTTTTGCGTACCTTGACTAAGGTGCTCAGGATTACAGCAACTACGATTATCACAAGAGTGAATAATAACGTTACCTTCTTTAATTGCTTCGTTTAACAGTTCGTAAACAGTTCTATGCACGTAGCATGTACGACCATCATAAGAAATTTGACCATAGCCTGAATTTGATTTACTACCCTGCCATATCCAGCAACCTTTGTCTAGTTTAATCTTATTAAAGATTCTTTCAATTACGGGTTTAGCTTTACGTGCCATAATGATATATTACCAATCAAAAATAAAAAAAAATTAAAACGAATCTGGCATTACTGAAGGTGCCGCGGCCTTTGGGGTATAAGGCTTCTGTGCCCAACCATTAGCTTTAGCAAACTCATCTATAATTGCTGATGCTTCTTTTACTGTTAAGGTATCTGAATGCACAGGCATGTTATGCTTGGCAATAAGGGCTAGTTGTTTTTCTGTTGCTGGATTTGACATTATTATATTCTCCTGTTAATTGGTTATATATACATTGTACCCTGTTTTAGCAAGAAGTGCAAGTTTTAATTATATTATTATTTCTAATGCTTTAATCTCTTTAGAAGTTATTATTATTAATATTATAATATTATTATTATTAGTTAATGCTTCTATTTTTAAACAGTCTTCTTTAATCCCCCCCGGTTGTTTTATTTAACGTCGAACAACCCGTCTATCTCTATACCGTAACACGACGACCATTTACGCGTCTTACGCTAGGCTCACCACAACTTGCCTTAAAGCTTTCTGTGGCCAAGGGTTCTCACCTGCAACCCGTGTCACGCTGGGTTTGCGGTCCTTAGGACAACTGCTCAATTGTTATGTCTCTATAGTATACACATTTCTTTTCCCATTAACAAACTTTAGGAAAAAGTAACACAACTGTAACATTTACATATCCAATGCCAGGTGCTATACTAGCCATGTAAAAGATTTATCTCTTATAGATAAGAAAAAAAAGGAATCCAATTTTATGGCCAAAACATCACGCTTATTTTTGAGTGAAACCCAAGAGGCATATCTTGCTTGGCTGCTAACTCCAGATGATTCTAAAGCCCCAACCACGAAGAAGGCTTGGGCTGAAATTCATGATGTGCATATTAATACTTTAGGTCTATGGGAAAAGAATAAAGTTTTTAAAGAACGCTGGGAGCTTGGCGTCAAAGGTTTGGCACAATCTCCAGAAAGAACTCAAGCACTTCTTGATGCATTATATACTAAGGGTGTATCTGGTGATGTTAAGAGTGCCGAACTGTATTTAAAGGCCACTGGCTTTATGCAGCAGGTCCAGACTGTTAATGTGAACAATGTCTCATCTGTTAAAGAGTTGTCAGATGAAGACTTGCATTCTATGATTTTGGAATTGTCGCAAAAGAAACAACCAACTATATCAATCACTAAGGTAGAAGAAGAAGACTAATGAGAGCAGTATGGGGATACTACGAGTCTAGCTCTATTCAGGGCAGGTCCAATGCCAACATGGTTCGTGCCTTTAATACTTTAAAGCGTGAACTCAACCGTCAACAAGATTCTTTGTTTATGGACCATCAACAAGAAGATGTCGTATCTGGTGGCTTTGCTAACTCTATTCAGTTCCACTATTTGTTGGTGCCAGATACCACACCAATGGCAGCAGGAGTTACAGTTTCCAATAAAGCATTGACATCAAATATTGCCACATTAACAACGCCAGTTGCCCATGGATTCGCCGTAGGACAAAGCGTTTATGTTTCTAATATTGATAATACGTTTGATGGAACGTATACAATAGCAACAGTACCAACCACAACAACATTTACTTATTCTAAAATAGCAAGTAATGTTAGCTCAGCAGCAGCGACTGGTTCTTGTGTAGTAGCCGTAGGGGCTTTTGACGCCAACCAAGGAGCAATAGGAACTGCTAGCACATACTTTGAAACAAGAAGAGATTTTTACGAACCGGGAAGAGGATTCTAATATGGCCGTTATAGTACAAGTCCGTCGTGACACAGCAGCTAACTGGACATCTGCTAACCCAATTCTTTTAGCCGGCGAAATTGGTTTTGAGTATGACACTGGTAAAGCTAAAATTGGTGACGGCACAACTAACTGGAATGGTCTTCCGTATCTTACCCAGAACACTGGCCCGACTGGCTCGACAGGCGCAACTGGCTTCACGGGCCCTACGGGCTATACGGGACCTACAGGTGCTGCATCTACTGTAACGGGACCGACTGGCTTCACTGGCTCCACAGGACCCACAGGAGCCTCAGGAAAGGCTACAATCTCTGATACTGCCCCAACTGGCCCAACGGCTGGTGACATTTGGTACAACTCTGCTAATGGTAGAAATTATATTTACTACAATGACGTAGATGGTTCACAATGGGTTGAGTTTGGTGAAGCTAACTTGGGACCAACAGGTTTGTCTGGCCCCACGGGTCCAACGGGCTTCACGGGTGCCACGGGTCCGACGGGAGCTAACTCAACTGGACCGACGGGTAATACGGGACCGACTGGCCCTACAGGCCCCACAGGCTTCACCGGTCCGACAGGTGCTACCTCAACCGTGACGGGCCCGACAGGCCCGACAGGCTTTACTGGCCCCACGGGTCCGACGGGTCCGACAGGAGCTTCAGTTCCTTATGCATTAGTTGACACTGTTTCGCCGTTCAATACAATTTACGGTTTTGAAGCAATGAATAATATTTCACCAACAGGTGCAATTGGAAACATTGCATTTGGTTATCAATCACTTAAAGCAATAACTACTGGTGATTACAATATTGCAATTGGTTACGAAGCATTAGAATCAAACACTACAGGCGCTATTAATACAGCAATAGGTTATAATTCATTAAAAAATAATAGTACTGGTTCTAACAACGTTGCAATTGGTATATCAACATTGAGTTTAAATAGTACTGGTTCAAATAACGTTGCAATTGGACTTAGTGCATTATTTGCTAATACTACTGGTACAGACAACGTAGCAATTGGAAACGCCACATTAAATGCAAATACAATTGGTGACTATAACGTTGCAATTGGTAATAGTGCACTAAGAGAGAATACCAACGGTCAATTTAATATGGCTGTAGGTCTTAACTCACTGCGTACAAATACTACTGGTGATAGAAATATTGCTATTGGTTATGAAGCATTAAGAGACAATTTAAGCGGCGATGACAACATAGCAATTGGAAATGGTGCACTTGGAGATAACACAAGCCCATCTCAAAACATAGCAATTGGTAGCAATGCCGCTAGATTAAATACTACTGGTACCAGTCTTATTGCAATTGGTAATCAAGCATTATATGAAAACACTACTGGTTTTGTTAATATTGCAATTGGTGAACAAGCTTTAAGGTACAATACCATTGGAACAAATAACTTAGCAATTGGAACCGAGGCATTAAAAATAAATGATGTCGGTATTAACAGCGTAGCAATAGGACGTGCTGCATTAGAAAACAGTACAAATGGTTTGAACGTTGCTATAGGTAATCAAGCTGGAGACCAGGTTTCAACAGGTACTAGTAATACAATTATTGGAAATAGTGCTGCTAGTTCAGGCACTAATGATTTAACCACTGGTAGTAACAATATTATTATTGGCAACAGCGCTGCAGCATCTTCTGCAACAACTTCAGGTGAAATAACATTAGGCAGTGCAAGTATTTCAACCTTTAGAATACCAGGTGTTGGCATTACGGCAAAGACAAACGAATTAAAACTTACTGGATATGTTGCAACAACTGCACCAGTTATTAAAACTGCAGATTTTACATTAGCTGATACAGAAAATTATATTATTAATAATAAATCAGGTTCAACATGCGTTGTAACGCTACCAACACCAGCAAATTATACTGGAAGAATTGTTACAATTAAAACAATTCAAGCGCAAGCAGTTGGCTCAGCATCATCAAATGTAAAACCAATCGACACAGATGTAGCAGGCAGTGCAATATTAACGGGTACTGCGGGTAAGTGGGCATCGTTAGTTTCTGATGGAACTAACTGGGTCATAATGGCAACAGGTTAAGGAGCACCTAAATGGCAATTAATTTTCCTAGCGCACCAGTAGACGGTCAAGTATTTGTTTCTGGTGATGCAAGCTGGACATATTCAACAAGCATTGGTGCTTGGAACTTAACAGCAACTGTTACCACGGGACCTACAGGTCCTATTGGAGCAACGGGAGCCACTGGCCCTACAGGCTTCACTGGCCCGACTGGCTTCACTGGCCCGACTGGCTTCACTGGCCCGACTGGCTTCACTGGCCCGACTGGCTTCACTGGCCCGACTGGCTTCACTGGCCCGACTGGCTTCACTGGCCCGACTGGCTTCACTGGCCCGACAGGCTTCACCGGTCCTACAGGCCCCACGGGCGCAACGGGTGATACAGGCCCCACGGGTGATACCGGCCCTACGGGTGCTACTGGCCCCACAGGCGCAACGGGCCCTACGGGTGCTACTGGCCCCACAGGCGCAACGGGCCCGACAGGTGCTGGTTGGCAAGTTTATCAAACAGCTGGTTATATTTATTATGCGGGTGCCACTGGCTTCAACTATGCAGCTGGTTACCTAGCTATGAATGGAACCGCACCAACTGGTGGTTCCAATATTGGAGTAGGCGCATATGCGTTGGAAGTTGTTACTACAGGTGGATATAACCATGCATTTGGCACTGAAGCTTTATCAAAACTTACAACTGGTAATAGAAATATAGCCGTAGGTTTTCGTGCACTTGGTGGCAGCGATTTCTATTCTGGTGGTGTAACTACCCAGCAACGCAACACTGCAGTTGGTCACTATGCTTTAGCAATAACTACTGCTGACCAAAACACTGCATTTGGAGCTAACGCCGGTTATTATAATACAACAGGTCAACAGAATACATTTGTTGGTTCTTTTGCTGGTTATAGCGCACTAAGTGGCAGTGGTAATGTTGCTATTGGTTATTATTCAATGAATGGCGGCTTCAATGGAGTTGGTATAATAACAGGTATTAATAATATTGCAATTGGTCTAAATTCAATGCGAAAGGTAACATCTGGTAGCCAAAATATTGCTATTGGTGCATCAACTCTTGATAAATTAACAGATGGTACTTCTCAACTTGCTATTGGCGATAACGCAATGCCAGATTTTGTTGGACCATCTGGCCAACCACCAAACGTTGCAATTGGCACTCAAGCATTAAAAGCTTTAACTACTGGTACAGCTAACGTAGCCATTGGTTATTATGCAGGACATGATTTAACTACTGGTGGTGGTAACGTTTTGTTTGGTGCTAACGCAGGTGAAAAATTAACCACCGTAAGTGGTAACGTTGCAATTGGTCAGTTAGCATTAGGGTCTTCAGTCACTGGAACTAACAACGTCGCTATTGGTCAAGACGCATTAAGAAACAGTACTGCTAGTAACAATACCGCAATAGGCGCACAAGTACTAGACGCTAACACAAGCGGTTCAAATAACGTGGGTATTGGTTTTAATGCATTAGGTGCAAATATAACTGGAGCAGAAAACGTTGCTATTGGTTCTGGTGCATTAGATGTAGCTACAAACTCTGTAGCCAACACTGCTATTGGTTACAATGCATTAGGTGCTGTTACTGCTGGAGCATTTTCTGGTTATGGTGGAAACACTGCAATAGGTCATACCGCGGCTTCCGCATTAACAACTGGTTATTTTAACGTAGCAATAGGTCTTGCATCATTACAGTCAAACACTACAGGTGCTTCAAACGTAGCAATTGGTTTGTATGCATTGAAGTCATACACTGGAAACGTTGGACTTGCTATTGGAACTGGAGCACTGCAAACTAACGTCTCTGGTACAGGTAACACTGCAGTTGGATTTAACGCATTACAGTTAGCCACTTCTTCTAATAATACTGCGATTGGAAACAGTACGTTAGACGTAAATACTAGTGGTTCTTCAAATACAGCAATAGGCGCAAGTGCATTAGGCGCTAATACTACTGGTTCAAGCAACACTGGACTAGGACAAAATGCGTTAGCTGCTAACACAACTGGTAGCAATAATATTGCAATAGGTAGTGGTTCAGCTTCAACACTATCAACTGGTAATCAAAACACAATAATTGGAACTGATGCCGGCAGCACATTAACAACAGGTTCTAATAACACCATACTTGGATATGACGCAGAACCAACAACTGCAACTGTATCTAACCAAGCAACCGTTGGTAACGCTTCAGTTACAAACTTTAGAGTTCCTGGTGTTGGATTCGACATCGATACAAATCGCGCATCAATCACTGGTTACGCCAAGGTAACAGAGTACTATGCATCTACTGCACCAGTAGTAAAGACTGCAGACTTCACTGTAGCTGATACGGATAACTGGCTTATTAATGATAAATCAGGCTCAGCAATTGTAGTTACTTTACCATCAGGCTCAGAATACATTGGTCGCGCAATTACATTTAACAACTGGGCCAACCATCAAATTGATTCAGCATCAAGCAACGTTTATGCCCATAATGGTGGAGCATTACAAGATGAGATTTGTAAAGGTGTTGCAGGAACATTCGCTACAATAGTGTATGATGGTACTAGCTGGTATGTAATGGCAACAAACGCATAATTAAATTACGAAGGAAACAATATGAAGGAATTCTTTTTCTTAGCTGGAATGCAACGTTCTGGCGCAACTATTATTAGTCAAATATTAAATCAGAATCCAGACATCTGGGTATCGCCGGCAAGTCCATTGTTTAGAATGATGGTCACGCAATCACAAAGCCATAATGAATTAGAAAATATAGATTACAATACAAGTACAGAAATAGATAATGTAATTGCAACTATACCGCATGCGTTTTACCAAGACAAGCCAGCCAAGTACATTATTGATAAGAATCTTAATTGGCCAAGCCCAACAGGTGTAGAAGTTATAACTAAATATATTACTAAGAATGTTAAAATAATATGTCCAGTAAGAAATGTTCTAGATGTTTTAACTTCTTTTGACACAATTATTAATGCTCACCCTGATTCTAAAAACAACCAAATGGATGAGCAAGTATTGGCTACAACATTTGCAGATAAACCATTAGCAGATAGAAGAGCTGAATTCTTAATGCGACATGATAAAGATGTTTCTTTAAGTTTAAATTTTATGAAGAATGCTTTAGTTCCAGAATATAGGCACTTGTTTCATTTTGTAGACTACGATGATTTTATAAACAACCCAGAGAAGGAAATTAATAAAATATATGAATACTTGGCAATTGAGAAATACAATCATGAATTTGAAAACATTAAAGATATCTCAGGTATCTCCGAAGACAGTCTTACACGCATTAAACATTTACACACGATTCGCCCCACAGTACAAAAAATCTCCCGTAGACCAGAAGACGTGTTCTTGCCAGAAACAATAAGACGTTATTCAGGACTAGAGTTCTGGAGAAACATCTAATGCAGTTAACTGATTTAGTTAATGAATACAATTTCCGTAAGTGCCGTGGACCAGAGGACGCAACACCAGAAGAATTAGCAGAAGCATTTGCTTTCTTTTGTGAAAACTATGCATTTATTAAACATCCTAATAAAGGACGCATTGCCTTTGTATTAAGGGACGCGCAAAAAGAAACTGTTAAAGTATGGTTAGGTGAAAGATATAGCATAGTATTAAAAGCTCGTCAGATTGGATTCTCCACCCTGGCTGCAGCTTATGCCTTCTGGTTATGTTTCTTCTGGCCAGACAGATTCGTAGTTATGCTTTCAAAGACTGAACGTGAAGCTACAAAGCTTTTACAAAAGGCTAAGTATATTTATAAATTTATACCTGACTGGATGAGATTGTCTGGTCCTGAACTATTACAAAACAACGTTCTTAAGATGTCTTTTAATAATGATTCTGTAATTGAATCAATGCCATCTGCTAACGAGCCTGCTAGAGGTGAATCGGTATACTTGGCTATAATCGACGAGATGGCGTTCTTGCCCAATCCTGAGGAAGCCTGGGCATCAATAGAGCCAATTGCAGACGTAGGTGGTCGAGTAATCTGTCTATCTACTGCCAAGGGTGAAGGCAATATATTCTTTCAATTGTGGCAAGGGTCACAGAATAATACTAATAGATTTAAAGGCATATTCTTTCCATGGTCGGCATCTGGTCGTGACCAAGCCTGGTATGACGCGCAAGCTGCAGAACTACCACCATGGCAGTTGCACCAGGAATACCCATCAAATCCTGAAGAAGCCTTTATTCGTTCTGGCAGACCAGTGTTTGACATTGACGCTTTAAATAGATTTGAAACATCAATTCCTAAAAAGGGTCGTAATAAAAAACTCTCAGACATGAGAAACTCATACATGTTTGACCAAGATGGTGGACCGTTATCTGTTTGGCAGCTTCCACAGGCTGGAGCCAGATATGTGATTGGTGCCGACGTTGCTGAAGGATTGGCTAGAGGCGACTACTCTACTGCTCATGTTATTGATGCTAAGTCCGGTGTTGTAGTAGCCCACTGGCATGGACACGTTGACCCTGACAGGTTTGGTGAAGAAGTCCTTTATGCCCTTGGATTCTTTTACAATGAGGCATTGGTTGGTGTTGAGTCCAATAACCACGGTTTAACAACCCTAACTGCTTTAAATAAATCTAATTATCATAATCTTTATAGACAGCGCAGACTAAACCAAAGACACGCAGAAGCCACAGAAACATTGGGTTGGCGCACAACAACATTAACAAAGCCACTGGCAGTAGATGAACTAAACGCTAATATTAGAGATGGTGTTCTAGATATTCGTTGTGAGTATACGATTGCTGAACTTAAAACCTTTGTCCGTGATGACAATGGCTCAACCCATGGTTCTCCACACGACGACAGAGTTATGAGCCTAGCCATTGCCAACCAGATGCTTAAGTATGTCTGGCTGCCAGAATACAGCCCTAAGTCTGATGCTCCATGGGGTACTCTAAACTTCTTTGCCGCCAAAGTTAAAAAGCCTGTTACCGAAAAAGAAAGATATACGATAGGCGAGTTTAACTGGTATAATGATTCAATGTAAAGAAAATTTCTATTAATAGGGACTTATATGCAATGCACTAACTGTTCGAGAGAATTAAAATCAGAAAATGACTTAAAGCGTGAGATTTGCTTTGCATGTCACGTCAAAGGCATTAGATTTGGCTTTGTGGGTGTTGAATATGGGCAATCTTCGTGGAACAACTCAACCATTAAGGAAACACAAGATATGTATGCAAACATGCCAAATGTTGAAAAAATAAGCACAAGGAAAGAACTAATCTAATGGAATGGCTAGTGCCGGTAGTGGTTGCTGTTATTGGTGGACCACTAGTTGTTGTAGTCCAAAGCCTTAGAAAAGAAAACACTAGCCAACATGCCGAAGCTAGAGAACTATTAAAAATGGTTGCTGGTAAGGTAGATAAGGTTGATGACAAATTAGATAATCATATTTCGTGGCACATGGCAAAAACAAGAAGAAAGAAAATTGATGAGAGCTAAAATTAAAAAAGCACCTGTTGCTAAAGTAGGTAAACAGCCTAAGTCTAAAAAGATTGAAGTTCCCGCAGTAAAAACTGCAAAGAAAGAATTATCTAAAGCAGAAAAAAAACTTTCATTAGCTAAAGCAGCTTTAATAGTTGCTAAGAAAAAGGGAAAAAAGAAATGAAAAAAGGTAAAGTTAAACCAAAATTTGGTATAATGATTGCTATTACTGAAAGTCCAGTAGGCGCGGCTTATAAAAAAGCTGAAAAGAAATTAAAGGGCAAAAAGAAGTAATGCCAAAAAAGCAGCTGAAGAAGCTAAGATTAACAAAAACTAAAAAGAAAGTTAAAGGTAAATAATGCAAACTTATACATCAACACTAACAAGTGCTTCAGTTGAAAGAACTTTTGGAGTTGCAGACTATTCAGATGCTGTCATTAGAATTTCTGGCATATGGGACGGCAACATAGAATTCTATGCAACCAACACAGGAACAGCATATACCGCTATTGCAGTACAAGAGCTAGATAGCACAAACTGGACAACTGCAGTTACTTCAGAAGCTGGTTCAAGTCCATCGACTGAAGTATGGACTGCTAGAGTTCCAGTTGCAGGTTTAACTACTCTTGTTGTTAAATCAGCAGGTGGTTTTGTTGGTAACGTAGAGATTGTTGTTACAGCGGTTTCAAATACCAATGCAAGGTAATCCAAAGTATCCTGCACTTCCTTCAACAACAACTAAGAATTATACTCCTAGAAAGAAGAAGAAAAATGGCGGCAAAAAAAAGTAAACCAGTTTGGGAAAAGGCACGTCCTAAGTCATTAGGCAAACCTAAGAAACTTACACCAGCACAAAAGGCATCAGCTAAAGCTGCAGCTAAAAAAGCAGGACGCCCTTATCCAAATCTTGTAGACAACATGAGAGCAGCTAAAGGTAAGTAGTGGCTAAGACTCCTGCATGGCAAAGAAAAGAAGGAAAGAATCCTTCAGGTGGACTTAATGCTAAAGGTCGCGCATCTGCAAAAGCAGAAGGCATGAATCTTAAGCCGCCAGTATCTGCCAAGCAAGCAAAGAAGTCACCAAAGGCCGCAGCAAGAAGAAAATCCTTCTGTGCTAGAATGGGTGGCATGCCTGGACCAATGAAGGATGCAAAAGGAAGACCAACCCGCAAAGCGTTGGCATTAAAGAAGTGGGATTGTTAATATGGCACGCGAATCAAATTATAATAAATTATCAAGCTATAGAAAAAATATAGATTACTCCAGCAGATGGCGCGAAGGTGAAAACTATGACCAACTTTGGCAAAGGCTTATTAACCTTTATCGTGGTAAACAATATCGTGGTTATTCAACTAGCGATAGACTTCTTGTAAACATTTCATTTTCAACTATTAACACTTTAGCACCAGCCGTTTCTATTGGTCGTCCAAAGATTAATGTTAATCCGCGCAGACCAGAAGATGCAGATAAAGCTATTTTAACTGAATCTATTATTAACTATTGGTGGCAGCATTATGGTTGTCAGCCAGAGTTCCAGCGCGCAGTAAAAGACTATTTAATTATTGGTCATGGCTGGGTTAAAACTGGTTATAGATTTGTTGAAGAAGAAAAGCTTGATGATATTCAAGATAGTGCTGATGAAGCTGCCGGCCCAGAAACTACTGATGATGTTGAATCAACATTTATTATCAGAGAAGACCGTCCATTCTTAGAGCGCGTTGACCCATTTGAAATGTTTGTTGACCCAGATGCAACATGTATGAATGATATGCGTTGGATTGCACAACGTACTCGTCGTCCTTTAAAAGATGCAAAGATTGACAAGCGTTACGATGCCGCCGCAAGAAAAGAACTAAGTCCATCTTCTTATCAGAAATATGGAAATGTTGATAATGGAAACATGACAACGCAAAATGCAGGTGGTTCTAATCCAGATGAAGCTTATTGCGACATATATGAATATTATAATATTGATACTGGTGAGATGTGCGTGTTCTCTAATTCAGGTGGAGACAAGTTCTTAATTAAACCAGTAAAGATGCCATACGTATTTGGCCATCCATTCTTTATGTTGCGCAACTATGAAATCCCTGGATTCTTTTATCCAATGGGTGAACTAGAAGCAATCGAGCCATTGCAGTACGAATTAAATGAAACTCGTACACAGATGATGTTGCACAGAAAGCGTTACAGCCGTAAGTGGTTGTTCCAGGAATCAGCATTCGATGATGATGGTCGTCAGGCTTTAGCATCAGATGAAGATAACGTTATCGTTCCAGTTAAGACTGGTGAGAACTTAAATAACGTTGTTGTTCCAATGCCGGCGTTAATTAACCCACCTGAATTTTATAATCAGTCAACTTTAATTCAAAATGACATTGACCGTGTATCTGGTGTATCTGAATACCAGCGTGGTGCAATCCCAGAAACAACTAGAACTGCCCGCGAAGCATCAATCATTGCTGAAGCTGGTAATGCTAGAGTGGCTGAAAAGCTTGTGTCAATTGAAAATGCTATAGCTCAATGCGCTTCTAATCTTATAATGCTAGCTCAACAGTTTTTAACTGGAGAGCAGACTGTAAGAATAATTGGCACCGAAAATGCTCCAGTCTGGTTAACATTTGATAAAGATTATATATCTGGTGAGTTTGATTTTGATGTTGAGGCAGGTTCAACTGCTCCAAGAAACGAAGCTTTCCGCAGAGATATGGCATTACAGATTGTTTCAGCAATGCAACCATTTGCCCAAGCTGGACTTGTTAACTTGCCAAAGTTGGCAGAATACGTATTGTCGCAAGGATTTGGGGTAAAAGACCCAGGTTCATTCTTGCAAGAACAACCACCACCAGAACCAGAAGCTCCACCAATGCCACCAGAAATGGCTGGTATGCCACCAGAAATGGCTGGTATGCCACCAGGTATGGAGGGTATGCCACCAGAGATGATGGAAGGTATGCCACCACAGTTACCACCTGGCATGATACCTGGGGCACCAATCCAAGGTCCAGCACCACAGGTTGGGGCAAACCCAGCAGCTTCTCTACAAGGACTACCGCCTGAAGTATTACAAGCATTATTAGGTGGACAGTAAAAGATAGGTAAAGAAAATATCTATAGTGTAGGCTTAATGCTTATAATAGGAATAACCAACGAAGGATAGGACTCCATCAATGACAGATAATAATAATATTGCTAACCCTGAAAACGTAGTTGACCCCGCCGCAAACGGACAAGTTGATGAAGTGACAGAGGTCGTAGCAGAAACTCCAGAACAAGAATTAGATTTCTTTGACTACACAGAGGTTGGCGATAAATACGTCAAACTCCAAGTGGATGGCGAAGAGGTATCGGTTCCCGTTAAGGAGGCTCTAGCTGGGTACCAGCGTCAAGCGGATTATACCCGTAAGACACAGGAACTTAGCGAACAAAGAAAGCAAGTACAGTTTGCAGCAACGTTAGCAGAATCTCTGCAAAACGACCCAGCAGGCACCTTGCAGGC